TATCGTCTGCTCACCTATGCACTTCATGATGTGGTTACAGGATCCAGTTCTGCAGAAAATCTTTCTAGCTACTGGACAGGGAAATTATTTTAACAGTTATTCTGGTAATCCAGGTCCACTAGATCCATTCTCTAATGGCTCTATGGGTAAACTTGGTGCATCATTAGGTAATAAGGTTAATCCTGCAAATTCTCCTTCTGGTCTAACTGCAAGTAGTGTTAATGCTCGCGCTCATGGCATGACTTCTACTTTCAATATTCCTTCTTACTTCCCATGGCCACTTAAGATTGTAGCCGATCCCGCAGTGCCATTTGATGAAGAGGCTGAAGTTGGTGATTTAATTATGGTCTCTAGTGGCAATGTCGGCGCGCTCCTTGTCGATGAAGACGTTAGACAAATTGATTGGGAAGACGTCTCAAAAGAGAAGAGATTTATGAGACTTCGTGAAAGATATGCCTTTGGGCTCTTTAATGAAGGTCAGGGTGTTTCTCTAATTAAGAATGTTCCAGTTCGTAGAAACTTCTGGGATGGAACTATTAATGCTCAATCTTTAGAGATTTTTGAAGAGATGAAAAATCCATGCGGCCGGCCATTAAAATTTCGTTCAGTAGAGGAGTTGGAAGCCAAGATTGATGACTATTTTAATAAAACACCCAAAGAGGAGTGGACGATTACCGGATTAGCGTTAGCACTTGATACATCAAGAAAAGTATTAGTTGAATATGAAGATAGAGAAAAATTTGGTAACACAATAAAAAAAGCCAAGCTAATGGTGGAAAATGGATATGAATTGGACTTAAAGAAATATGGTAGAAGCGGAACAATCTTTGCCCTAAAAAACTTTGATTGGAAAGATACGACTGAACAGAATGTGAATTTGAAAGCGACATTAACCCTGGAACAGATATTATTACAAGTAAATGAACGAAAGCATCTTGGATCAGGTGGGGAGTTATCAGCAGAGTCCACTGAAATTCATTCAGGCGATGTGGAAACTGACACCCCAACCGATAAAACCGGAATATCAGAGTGAAGTAGAAATTTACGTTAGAAGTGGACAGTTTAGTAAGATAGGAGTTCAGCACTTTGAAAAATTTGTGAGAGGAAAGCATATCACCTGGCAGCAGTGGCTAATTTTATTAGCGGTTGAAAGAGGTTTATTATACAAACAAAATAAAATCAGTATTGTTTCGGGACATGGCACCGGAAAGGATTGTTGCTTATCCTGGTTGATTATCTGGTATTTATTTTGTCACCTGAATGCACAGATTGGAGCTACTGCACCCACATCAGAGCAGATACATGATATTCTTTGGAAGGAAATAAAGATTTGGCTAGACAGAATGCCACCTGAAATATCAAATCTCTATGAATGGCAAGCGGGTTATTTAAGAATAAAAGAGAAACCTGAAACTTGGTTTGCTAGAGCCAGAACAGCCAGGAAGGAAGCTCCTGAAGCCATTGCCGGACTGCATGGAGATTATGTTTTTATCGCTGGAGATGAAGCTAGCGGCATAGATGACGCGATTTATAAATCCGCCGAAGGAAGTTTAACCGGCCCAAATACGCTAGTTGTCTTAATTTCCAATGGCACAAGGAATCTGGGATATTTCTATGATACTCACCATTCCGATAACCCCCATTGGCAGACATTGCGGTTTAATTCTGAAGAGAGTCCCATTGTTGAAAAAGAGTTTATGGAACGAATGCAAGCCAAGTATGGCCATGAGAGTGTTGAGTATAAAATCCGTGTATTAGGACAGTTTCCAAGTTCGGAGATGATGGATGAGGTCGGATGGATTCCTTTATTGGTTGATAAACAGATTTTACAAATATCGGATGGAATACCGTTTGTTGGTAAAAGAGTCCTGGGCATAGACCCTAGTGGTGAGGGAGATGATACCTCAAGGTGGATTCTTCGGGATAACTTCCAAGCCAGAGTAGTGGCCAGCGAATTAACAAGTAATGAGAAAACCGTAGCCAAAATCACTTATGATATTATTAAAGAATTTCAAGTTAATCCGGATGATGTGATAATAGATATTTTCGGAGTTGGCGCTAATGTCAAAGCTGAATTGCTATTATTAGACCATAACTTAAATATCACAGGAATAAACTGGGCCGAGAAAGCGTATGATGAGGAAATTTATTTAAACAAGAGGGCAGAATGTTGTTTTAGGGGCAGAGATTGGTTAGTAAGGGGCGGGGCTATTGTTGGTGATGAAATTAAGCGAGATGTGTTGAGTTTTTTCTATAAGACAACACTATCTGGTAAAAAACAGATTTTAGATAAACCAAAATTAAAACAGAGATTAGGAAGAAGTCCTGACCGGGGTGATGCGTTCTTTCTCACATTTTACAATAATACTAATCTGGTTGAGAAAAATATTTCTAGTGTAGTTTATAGAACAACACAAGAAGATATTTATTCTCCGATATAACAATGCCTAAAGGAAGAAACAAAAAGGCCGGTAACATGGTCAAGAAGACGGGTTTGGGAATGCACAAGATGCCGAGCGGCAAAATGATGCCGAACAAGGAAATGAAAAAAATGATGGGTAAGAAAAAGATGGGTTACTGAACATGGCGCATAAATCGTTCTCACAACAGAAAGCTAAAAAAATCTTACGGGAAGAAAGGCCGACCTTAAAAGGCAAACCGGTAACGCCAGCGCAGAGGCGTTTGTTAGGATTTTTGGCAAGCGGTAAGACACTGACGAAGTTGAAGAAATAGCCTCGCGGCCATAGTTTCTCTCATACTCGCGAGGTGTGAGAGACTATGGCAAAATCCCCGCTTGCAGAGTCATTCAAATCCTTTGAAGATAAAAAACCTTATACTTTTTCTTCGGAAGAAGTGGAGCAATACAACCGCATTTTAGAGCGGATTATTAAGGCGCGTAATCAACGAGAACAGCCTAGGGACGAGTTTGACGGCATGACTTATGAGCAAGCGTATCTCTCTAACAAGCGGGCGGCGATGTCATATCTCACTCCCAAGAAGAACGACGATGAGGTTCGCATAAATACCGGCACCACCGAGAAACGGATTGAATTGGTAATGAATGAACTTTTGGCCCTGAACCTTACCGGAGAAGTTAGGGCTTTTGATAAGGACGACATTCTATATGAAGATGTTAGTGATATCTTTACTGACATTGTCAAGAGAACGGAACAGATAGAAAAAGCTAAAGATAAAGACCTCTATGTTTTTTATGAATTGTTGACCCAGCCATCGGTATTCGTAGAAGAACTTTGGATAGAAGAAAAACAAAGGAGTTCCGCTAAAGGATTTCAAACCAGGAAGCGCTGTGAACGGCGGTTGATTCAAGGCATTCAAATGTATCTGGGCGATGTCAGTATTCCTGACATTAGGTTCAACGATCAGCCTTATTTGGTTAAGTATGCTCGCATGAGTTATAGCGAAGCCGAGAGTATTTTCGGGGACTATGACAATTTTAATGATTGTGTGAAACCGGGAGCCTACATTACCGTGGGCAGTCCGGGCAATATCTTATACCGCAAGGGCGGATTATCGGGAGAAGAAGTGGAGGCATTCTGGTATATGAGTTATCCCGACAACGAACTTCAGATAATTGTTAATGGTATACCGATGCTGAAGGTGGGTGCGAAGTATACGGATGAATACGGCGAGCTGGGCGGATACCACCTAACGATGGTTTCGCTTAAACCGCTAAGTGGAGATTGGTCTTACGGTAAACCGCTGACTCAATCAGCCAAGACTTTACAGGCATTAGACAATGAAACTATCCGCAACCTGATAAGAAAGTTTAGGCAAGCGCTGGAACCGCCTCTAGGTGTGCCCAAGGGTAAGGTGTATTCCAGAGATATTTGGAATCCCGGGGCAATGGCTCAAGGCGTTAAGGCCGGAGATTTTGAGAAGTTGATAGATCACCAAGGTGTTACTCAATCAGAACTAGCGATGTTTGATTTGATTGAGAAGAAAACAAATGAGTTTATTGGAACCAGTCAAACTGAACCACTACAGGGTAAGACATCTGTAACTGCAACTGAGCTTATGCTGGCTCAAAAGAACGCTATCAAAATGTTGGGTAATTCAGTGTTGGCGGTTATGAGATTAAAAGAACGGCTAACGCTGTTAAGGGTAAAGAATGCTCTGCTTAATTATACTAAGCCAGTTGGAAAACAGTTTGACCCGCTAGAACAAAAAATCCGAGAAGTGTATGCCCGTTTTAGTTTGGATGGCGCTGATATTGAGGGCCAAAAAGGAACGCGGGTTATTCAGATGGCCGATAGAGGCATGACTGAAGAAGAACAGTTATCTACTTATGCCGCCGAGCAGAGAGCTAAAGAAGCGGGTCAGCCGTTTGAGTACAAGATGGTTAATATACCGGCGCTCAAACAACTGGACTTATATTTTTATGTAACCGTATCGGCAAGGGAGCAAGAGTCTTCGCAACTGGATAAAGCCATGTTTAGTGAAATGTTGAACCAAGCGGCGGGAGTGAGTCGGTTGATTGGCCGGCCCGTCAGTGCCGACAAGATAACCCAGAAGTTTGAAAGAACTTGGCACGAAAAAGACATCTTTGAAAAAGCTCCGCCACCAATGCCGCAAGGAATGCCTGGACAAGAGGCAGCTTCTTTAGGTGGGAGTCAGGTAGGGGAAACAATGAGAAAAATGCCGACAGGCGGATTGATGGGACAAATGCCGGAGTTGGGTGGAATGCGTTAGGTTATGAGTTTAAAATATGAAAAACAGGACCGTGACCTTCAGGTTAAGCAGAATCAAAAGATTGATCGGTTGACTTATGTTTTTCTTGTTTTAACGGTTGTTCAGTTAATCGTAGATATTTTTAAATAATTTATGTCAACCGAAGTTAAGGTAGACGGGGGTTTGAAAGAAAATCAGTTATATGTATTTCAGGGTGGAGCTTTTTTACGAGCTCAAATTCAGGAACCGCAATCGCATATTCCTAGACCTGATAAATTTGTTTTTGAAGATAAAAC